TCCAGATGTCATTTTACCGACTGAACTTCCATACTTGAAATCAAGATAGAATACCAGACCGGAGGGTAAATTCATTGGTTGAACAGAAACTAATTCCTGTGCAACAATGTTACCAAATACTCTTCGTACCAAAGGTAGAGCAACACCTGACCATTCTTCATCACCTACTCCGCCACCAGCGGAAGGGGAAGTTTTAGAATTCTCAGAAATCAACTGACGAGCCTGGTTTTCAAGCAATACAGCCATACCAGATTTTTGCCAATCATTTTCCATGCCTTCTAAAAGACCAGATTTGTTCCATTTTGCTACGAGTTTTTGTGATTCTTCTTTTTGCTTCCCGCCACCGGCGTTTGGGGATGTTTTAGAATTCTCAGAAATTAATTGACGAGCCTGGTTTTCAAGCAATACAGCCATACCAGATTTTTGCCAATCATTTTCCATGCCTTCTAAAAGACCAGATTTGTTCCATTTTGCTACGAGTTTTTGTGATTCTTCTTTCTGCTTCCGCATAGGGGAAGGGTCGAGAAGTGTGTTTATATCACTCATTTTCGTTCTCCAAAATTAATTGTGATTAATCATTTAAAATGCCAGCAAGTTTCTTGAAACGATCTGCGACTTGATTCTCTTCTGAGATAATCTTTGTCTTTGGTGCAGTTGTTCCAGTTTTTGTACTAGCAAATTCCTTAATTTCAGTCTTCTTACTTGAGCCGTTATCTGTATAAGATTCTGCCAAAGTAGAATAAACCAATTTAATTTCACGAGTTGTTTGAGCTCTGTCAAAGGTCTCAACAATCTTGAGTTTTTGGTCATTACTTAGGGCAAATTCTTTAAACAAACGATTCGTGTATAAAAGTTTTGCATTAAGGATGTTAACTTCATGAAGCTTATCACGTAAAAATGTGACAGCTTCCTTATATTCTTTAAGCTCTGCTTGTATGTCATCAACAGACTCGTGAACTTCAGTATCTTCTTCAGATTCAGGTGTAGATTGTTCATCAACTTCTTCTTTGACTTCATCATCTTCATCTTCTTCTTCAGTAATCTCTTCAACTTCTTCAGATACTTTTTCTTCTTCATCTTCTTTAGGACCTTCAGTAAGGTCTTCATCATCAGAGTCGTCAGCTTCAGCAATTTCTTGTTCAAGTTCTTTGATTACAGCTTCAAGATCAAGTTCTTCAGATTCTTCGACTTCTTCATCAGAGTCGATTTCTTCTTCTTCATCTTCTTCAGATACTATTGGGGCATACTTTACGCCATCGATTTCAATAATTTCAGATTCTTCGACTTCTTCTTCATCATCAGATTCGATTTCTTCTTCATCACCGATTTCTTCATCATCATCTTCACGATAATGAGACCGTGCCATATCTTCAGCTTCTTCTTCCTCATCCTCTTCCTCATCATCAGCAAAAGGATTATCATCTTCTTCAATATCATCTTCAGCAAGTTTTGCTGATAACATTGATTTCAAATGCGGAGTAAAAGCTTCTTCTAAAGCCATCTTAGCGTTTTGTAGTGCCGTTTCACGAACTGCTTTTGCATCAGCAATAGCTTCTTTTAGTAAATCAGACATAATTGTCTCCATATATGTGTTATATTGGAATAAAGTTATTCTGGAACTTTAATAGGAATTTCTATTTTAGACACCATATAGACATGGTGTATTGAGGTTATATATAAGTATAAGTAAAAACTAAAAACTAATCTTTTTGTGATAGTTTTATTTTCAATGCTCTGAGCTTTCCAAGTCGTCTTTTCTTCAAAGATTTCTTTTCATAATATTCTCGTTCTCGTAATTCTAATAATAAGTTAGAATTCTTTACTCTTTTTTTAAATTCTCTAAGAGCTCGTTCAATATTATTATCTTTTACCACCACGTGCATCAATGAATTATTTTGTTTCTGTAAATCTTTTTTCTGTTTTTTATTCATCACTATCTTCTTCAATTAGTTGTGCTTCAGAAAGACATCCACGAGATACTGCAGTATGGGCATCTTCTATTAGAATTATTTCTGAAATTGGTATTGGGAATTCATCTTGGTCAAATTGTTCATTAAAGACATCTAAAAATCCCTTTACTAATGCCGTACCACCACCTATTACGATAGGTACTGGTTCAGGAAAATTAGGTACATTTTCCACACCTTCAAATTGAACCTTTAGATTTGTCAATAAATAATTAATCAAAGCACCATAATAAGAACGAATTGCAATCAATACATTTGCCTCATCCGTATCTTCTTCATAAATATTTTGATAAGTCGCACTACTTAAATCCAATGTAGTGGATGTTTCTTTTATATTAGTGACTTTTGCTTTTGAGACACCCGTATCCATAGATACGTTTTCATCCACCCAATCACCACCACGACTAACACTAAAGGACAGAGCAGTCATTCCTTGATACATGACAGCAATATTACACATACCAGCACCCATAGAGAGTGCTACACCAGTTAATTGAGTATCAACTAATCCTTCATATCCTATGGCAACTGCTTCTTCTATTTTCTTAACCTTATAACCATATTGTTCTATTATGGTTCTTAATACATCTTCATGATAACTTGTTTCTCGTTTAACATCAATTGGTTTAGATGGTATACAATAAACACAAGTTTCATTTTCTATCGCATCACCCAAGAGTTCACCTATAATAGCATTCAGTACTGGTAATGAATCTTTTTCAGTTGGATTTAATAATCCACTTTTCATTGGTCTTTTAAGTTCTGCCGTACTGAATATTTGAGCATAATTAAAAGCGTGTTGTCCAACGATATGTACTTTATTTGCTTTTTCTACAAAAGGTATTCCTTGTCTTTTTAACATTCTCTTGACTTGGTTCACCTCCCCATCGACAGTTAAGAATGCGTTTCGTTGTTTTTTAATTGTATCTTCTGTGGCAGCAATATAAAATGATGTTCCACAATCTAATCCTTTTGCCATATTATAACCCTCTTGTTAATTTTCTTAATTTACTCTTTTGAGTCTTTACTTTACCCTTAATAACTTCATCCGACTTAATCGTTGATGATGTTGGTTTTTCTGTAGTAATTTGTTTTTTCACTTCTATGTCCACATGAGTTGGTTTTATTTTTGGTGTATCAACCTCTACTGCTGGTATTCTTGCCGGCATTGATGTTGAAACAAAATTCTTTTCATTTGGTTTGTAAAATAACTTTAATAATATTCCTACAATAAAACCAATTTGCCACAATATAAGTGAACAAAATAAAAATTCTCTAACCATCTCCCTTGATAGCTTTGGTCTGTGCTTTTCTCTTATGTTTTAAATAAGAATCAGCTTCATCTTCATCACCATCATTATCAACATCATCATCTTCTTGACCAACTGGATCCAACGCCTCATCAATATCATAATAACGATTCAATATATTTCCCATATCTTCGTAAAGAGCAGAAAGTCGTTGATTAGTGGCATTCGCCTCGACAGCAGTTTTTTTGAACTGACCTGTCAAACCTTTTAGTTCTTTCATATTTCTCTTTACACTAACGGCGTCAAACCAATCATTTGTTTCACTTAATACGTGATTTTGAGCAGCTTCAGCCATTTGAGCTAATTGTTTAGCGGCTTCCATAATGTTATTATTGACTTGGATTTGTTTTCCAACTCTAGCATATGATTTTACTGCCTCAATTACTTCGTATTTATTTACTTTTGGTTTTTCATCGGCCATTATTCCCAAATCTTCGATTAAACCCATTAATTTTATATTTCTCATAATACTACCTTATTTTTGAACAATTTATTATATTGTTCTTTAAGTGGATGATTTGATTCATTTCGTGCTAATTTTCTACTGATTCTTTCTTTTACGAATTTATCAGCTAAATGTTTTTCTCTACTGTATTTAGCATTTCCCCATTTCTTTTGTAGTGATGCTGGTAAATCTGTTTCACTTAAACCATTATTTACAAATGATGTAATTCTCCGTGCATCAACTCCTGGTATCTTACGATACCTAAATTCTTCCAATCCTTTTAACCAAGACTTAACTTCTTTAACGGTGACTCTTTTATTAACATTCTCGTCAACTCTTTTATATTTTTTTCCATTGTAGTTAATATAGTCTTTCATAATAATAAATATATTCTATTTTATTTTACCCAAAGCTTTCTGTGCTGTCTGTAATAATTTAATTGCCTGTTTTGGATTACCATAAACACCCTCATCTTCAGCATCGTTATGTTCTTCAATCATATACTCTATTTCTTTCTGTGCATTTCTCAAATGTTGTGAAAAAGGTAATGCTACTTTTTCCTCAATTTGTTCAGGTGATTTAAACGAATGAACATAAGGATTAGAATGAACTTGTCCCATTGAAATTGATGTTTCACTTAATAATTCTTTTAACTTAATCATTTTCCACTATGTTTAATTTCAGTTTCTAAAAATCCTTTTAATACCTGTCGTTTATATAGTGCTTTATAAGCAGCTTCAGGATTACCCTGTTTGGCATATTTGGATACCTCAGCAATATATCTTTGAATACTACCTTGCATTTGTTTTCTTGTCATTACACCAAAGCCTGGAATTTGAACATTAGCATCCAAAGGTGTTTGTTTACCTCGTCTTGGTTTAGCAAGTTTTGCTTCCCTAACGTATTTGACTAAGTT